GTGACCCACGCACTGGCACCCGCGGCGGCCACGCTCGCCGATCTGCTCACGGCCTCCACCCCTCGGCCGCCGGATGCGGTCCGGGCGAACGTGGGGTCGCACGACATCTTCATCCAGGCCCGCAACGGCAACGCGCACGACGTCGTGGCCTGGGCGCGGCTGCTCAAGGCCGACGTGCGGCTGGTCGTTCAGCAGTCGCTGGTTCGGCTGTCCACAGCGACGCAGGTGGACAAGGTGCACATCGAGGTGTGGACGCATCTGCCACTGCCGGTGGCGTTGCAGGTGTTCGCCCGGTGGGGTCAGACGCCCCAGCTTGGTGAGCCTGTCGACTTCACGGGCCACGACCTGGACCACCTCGTTGCAGTCGCGGGGGCAGTCGCGTGATCGCCGGCCTGCTGATTACTGCGCTGTTCGTCGCCCTGCTGGTGATTGCGTGGCGCGCTGGCGTCGACGTCGGGGACGACCAGGTCGACGGGGTCGATCGGCCGGGCAACGACGAGCAGTGGGCTGACCTCGCGGACGCGATGCGGCGCTACCGGCGTCACAAGGCCCGTGGACGGCTGCGTGGTGATCATCGTGTCCTCTGAGTTCACGCCACCGGTCCGGCGGGTCAACTCAGGCCGGGGACATCGCTACGAGGACGCCCACGGCCGCAAAGTCCCTGGCGTCACGACGGTGATTTCCAGCGGCGTCCCGAAGCCCGCGTTGATCAACTGGGCGGCCAGGGTGACAGCGGCCTACGCCGTCGACTACTGGGACGAGCTGGCCGAGCTGCCGGTCTCCGAACGGCTCACCCGGCTGGAGAAGGCCCGGTTCGGCGAGCGGGACGAGGCGGCCCGGCGTGGCACCCAGGTGCACAGCCTGGCCGAGCGCCTGGTCCACGGCGAGGAGGTCGACGTCCCCGAGGCGCTGGCCGGCCACGTCCGCGCGTACGTCGACTTCCTGGACCAGTGGCGGGTGCAGCCGGTCCTCGCCGAATTCGTCGTGGCCTCCCACCGGCACGGCTACGCCGGAACCGCCGACCTGCTGGCGTACCTGGACGACCCGGACGAGCCCGGCCGCGCGGTGCCGTGGCTGCTAGACATCAAGACCAGCCAGGGTGTGTGGGGCGAGACCGCCCTCCAGCTCGCGGCCTACCGCTACGCCGATGTCTACCGCGCGGCCGACGGCACCGAGCTGCCCGTGCCCGAGGTCGAGCGGACCGGCGTGGTGCACGTGCTCGGCGACGGCTACCAGCTCGTCCCCGTCGTCGCCGGTCGTGCCCAGCACCGGACGTTCCTCTACGCCCAGCAGATCGCCGCGTTCGTGGACACCGCGAAGGAGTTGGTCGGCGAACCGCTGACGCCGCCCCGCACGCTGGAGGCCGCGTGATGACCGAGCACGACCGGACTTGCGAGGACGAGCAGTACCGGCAGCAGTTGGCGGACTGGGTGCTCGGCGTGCTGGAGCAGTTCGAGCCGTTCACCCCGGCCCAGCGCGACCGGCTCGCCGCTCTGCTCACCGTGCCCGACGCTGCCGCCGCCGCGGACGACGAGGCCGAGGCGGCATGAGCGAGATCGAGCGGTACAACCCGCGCACCGAGATCACCGTCCAGCCGTGGACTCGTGGAAGGACGTGTTCCGGCCGATCGTCGCGCTGGCCGAGCACGTGGCCAACACCGACTTCGTGCCCCGTGGCGTGCGCGGCAACCCGGCGGCCACGGCAGCGGCGATGCTCTACGGCCGCGAGCTGGGTATGGGGCCGATGAAGTCGTTGCAGGGCGTCTACGTCATCGACGGGACACCCACGTTGAAGCCCCAGGAGATGCGGGCGATGGTCCTGGCGGCCGGGCACTCCCTGCGGTGGGGCGAACGCACCAAGGCCCGGTGCGTGCTGTCCGGACGGCGCAGGGACGAGACCGAGTGGACCACCGTCGAGTGGTCGATGCAGGACGCCCGCGACTTGAACCTGGCGCAGAAGCCGAACTGGCGCAGGATGCCCAGGCAGATGCTCGTGGCCAGGGCCACGGGCGAGCTGTGCAGGCTGATCTTCCCCGACGTCATCGGCGGCGCCTACACGCCGGAGGAGATCACCGACGGCGGGGGCGAACTGGAACAGGCCGGAACGTCCGTGCCGGAGCCGGCCAAGCCTTCGGCACGCGCCAAGCGCCGCACACCGGTCCAGCCCAGCGCCCAGCCCCATCCCGCCGAACACGGCGCCGAACCTGCCGACGAGCGCACCCACGAACGCACCGATGAGCGCACCGATGAGCGCACCGATGAGCCACCGCTGCCCGACGAGATCACCGACGCCGAGGTGGTCGAGGACCAGCCTGCTCCGACCACCGACAGCCCGCCGGGTGCCGACGCGCGCAAGGCGACACCGGATCAGCTTCGCAAGCTGCACGCCATCTTCACCACCCACGAGATCACCGACCGCGAGCAGAAGCTGCGCATCGCCCGCGTGCTCACCAGCCGCGCCGACCTGAACTCCTCCACGGAGCTGACGGTCAACCAGGCCAACACGCTGATCGACGCCCTGACCCAGATCCAGGCCCAGGCCACAGACGGCCAGTTCATGGACACGCTGGAGCTGCTGATGACCGAGCTGGGCGCCCAGGTGATCGCCGACAACTACGAGGAGGACACCTGATGAGCGTCCGCATGTCCGGCGCCATGCCCGAAGGCGAACGCAACGGCCTGGCCGCGATCGCCCACGCCCTGGTCGACGCCCCAGACAAGGTCCGGGTCGCGGTCGTGCTGATCGACGCGGTCAAGCTGACCACCAACGTCACCAGCGGCGACGTAGTCCCGACCGTCCGGGTCCGCGCGATCGAACCGATCACCGCGCACGAGACCGACGCGAACGAGCTGCGCAGGTTGATGCGCCGTGCCTACGAACGCCGCACCGGACAGGTCGAGCTGCCGTTGGAGATCGAACGCGAGCTGGACAGTCTCACCCTCGCTGACCGCACCGCGACCGGTTCACCCGACGGCGGCAACGGCGCCGATGGCGGGACGGAGTGGTGATGGCGCGGCAGGTCAACGGGCAGGAGGTCATCGCCGACGAGCCCACACCCGCGCCGATCTCTCATGACGGGCGTCCCGTGGTGTGGCAGCAGACCCGGACACTGCTGCTGGCCGATGGGTCCACTGTGTACGGCTGCGCGCACTGCACCTACACCTCGCCCAACGTCCGGTCCATCCGCCCGCATCTGAGCAAGCACAAGCGCACCCGTGCCACGACGAGCAGTGATCCGGTGGCGGCGCTGGTCAAGCAGCTCGGCCAGGTGGAGGAGATCACCAAGGATCGCGACCGCTGGAAGATCCGGGCGCTCAAGGCCGAGAAGTCGCTGAAGACCTTGCGGGACGCGCTCGGGGTGTCCTCGTGACCGCCCGGTCGCTGCCCACGGTGGCATCTCTTCGTCGTTCCAAGCACGAGTCCGCGATCCTCGCCGCGATCGGGGAAGGCGCCAACGCCGACGAGCTGCTGCGCTCGCCGCGCTGGACGGTCAACGACGTCGCCCAGACCATGCAGCGCCACAGCCTGGTCGCCGACGAGCACGGCCGGATCAGCCGCAAGCGCACCGTGGACGACCTGCTGCGCCTGGCCGCGACGTCCACCTCCCCGTACGTGCGGGCCAAGGCCCAGGAAGCCGCGGAGCAGATGCGCGAGCTGGACCACGCGCTCACCGGCCGGCTCACGGCTGCCGAGCGAGCCCGCGATCAGGCGGCCACCCAGGCGTGGGCCGACTGGTTGCGGGGCGCGCTGACCGAGGCGAAGGCCGAGCTGCGGCGGCTGCGCCCACGGCAGCAGAAGGGGGCATGACAGGCACGTGTCGGATCGACGCACCTACATCAAGGTCCACGACTGCATCGAGGACCACCCCAAGATCGAAGGCTTGTCGGACAGGGCGTTCCGTCTGCTGGTCTGCACGTGGTGCTGGTGCAAGCGCCAGCGCAACGACGGGCTGTTCCGGCTGGAGGCGTGGAAACGCCGCGGGCCAGCCAAAGCGCGCGCAGAGCTGGAAGCCGAGATGGTCCACCATCCCGGCCACTCCTGCCCGCGCTGTCCGGCCGTGCCGGGCGGCTACGTGCTGATGCACGACTACCCCGAGCACCAGACCCCCACGGCGCAGATCGAGGCCAAGCAGGAGGAGCGGCAACGGGTGTCGATGCGCGCCAACCACCAGCGCTGGCACGCCAACCGCCGGGTGACCGACCCCGACTGTCCTTTGTGCACTCCGGGCGGAGTCCCGCCACCGTCCCGGAAGGAATCCCCAATGGAGTCCCCACAGGACTCCCAACCAGCGTCCGGACGGACTCCTCGCCGATCCCACGAGGAATCCCAAGAGGTAGAGGGAGAGGTAGAGGGAGAGAAGGAACCTACGTTGCGTGGTGATCTTCCTGTTGGTCACCGCGCACGAAATTCGCCGCCGTCGCCGCGCGACCTCGCCGCGACCGCGCACAGCCTGCCCGCGCACCGGCTGGTCGAGGCGTTCGCCGCGACCCGGCCACGCCGACCGCCGACCCGCGTGCTGGCCAAGCTCGGGCCGCTGGTGGACGAGCTGCTGGCCGAGGACTGGCCGCCCGACCTGCTCGCCGCCGCATTGCGGACCTGGGGCGACAAGGGCCTGGACCCCGCCGCGTTCCCGAGCGTGGCCAACGAGGTCGCCAACCGTGCCCCCGGCACCGGGACTGGCAGCGCCCGGCCGGCGACCACCGACCAGCGCACCGCCGCCGCGCAGGCGCTCAAAGCCCGCTACCGCGACCACCCCACCAACCAGCCCACCAACCAGCCCACCAGCCCGATCAGCCAGCGCCAGATCACCGGAGGCAACTCGTGAGCATGACCGCAGACGAGGTCATCGACCTGCTGACGATGATCGCGGCGTTCGACCAGCGCACTGTCGGCGACGACGACGTGCAGGCGTGGCTGCTCATCGCCACCGCCGAGGACTGGACCAGCCCGCTGGCGCAGCGCGCAGTCATCGAGCACTACCGCCGCGGTGGCGACCGGCCCCGGATCAAGCCCGGCCACATCACCGACACCCTCACGGACCTGCGCCGCACCATCAGCCGCACCCTGCTGCGCGCCGACCTCCAGCCGCCCCGCGAGCTGGCCGACGACCCCCGCGCCGAGATCACCTGGCGCCGCGACCACGCCCGCCAGATCACCGACCGCGCGCTGGCTGCCTGGGCACGCGGCGAAGACCTGCCCCAGCTCGACCCGCCCACCACCGGATGAACCGGACGCTCGCCCTGTTGCGCGCCCTGGCCAAGACCAAGCCCTGCCCGCACTGCCACGCCGCCCCAGGCGACGCCTGCCGCGCCCAGGCCGGACGCGGACCCGAACTCCAGGTCTTCGTCCACCCCGCCCGCGCCGCCCAGATCAGCCCGCACGCCCCAAAGGACACGACATGACCACGACAGTGATCGGGATCGACCCGTCACTGCGCCGCACCGGCTTGGCCCGCGTCACCATCCCCGCCGAGCGCGACCCCATCGCCGAGACCAGGGTGCGGCCCTCGACCGGCACACGGCAGGCCACGCTCACCGACCGCGCCGCCCGGCTCGCAGGCATCACCGGCTACGTCCTGGACTACGCGCTGCCCTGCCACCTCGCCGTGATCGAAGGCCCATCCCTGGGCTCCGGCGGTGTCGGCTCGGCCTGGGACCGCGCGGGCCTGTGGTGGCGGATCGTCGCCCGCCTGCTTGGCCATGACGCTCCGGTCGCCGTCGTCCCACCCCAGACCCGCGCCAAGTGGGCCACCGGGTCCGGCCGGGCCGACAAGGAAACGGTGCGGCAGGCCATCGCCCGGCTCTGGCAGCCGTATTGGCAGCCCCAGCACGCCACCGACGACAACGAGGCCGACGCCCTCGTGCTCGCCTCCATGGGCGCGCATTGGCTCGGCCTGCTCCCGATGGCCGGCCCCGACCCCGCCGCGCTGGCCGGGGCCGCGTGGCCCGACCGTGAAGGGATCGCCGCGTGATCCTGTTCTCCGAACTGCGCGAGTACCTGCCTGAACGCATCCGGGTCGAGCTGGCCGCCGGGATGATGCTCGCCGCCGAGGTCATGTGGGCCAGTAAGTCCCACGACGCCCACACCTTGACCGCGGCCATCTACGAGGCCGCCGCCACGCTCTCACCCGAACCCGGCGCCCGCCTGCACGAACTGCTGGCAGACCTCATGGCCAACCCCGACGGCGAGTACGTCGACGAAGACCATCTCGCCTGCGACCGGTGCGAGCGGCAGGCAGTGACGCCGTCGTGACCCGGCCGACCTGGCGCGACCGCTGGCGGCGCGAATGGAACCGGCGCGACCGCGCCGAGAACTGGTTCATCGCCCTGTGCCTGGCGACCATCCTCATGTTCCTGCTGCTGCTCATCTTCGGCGCGATCCCCGCCCTGGAGCTGCTGTCGTGACCGACCCCGCCCTGCGCTGCGTCACGAGCTGCGGCCGTCCCAGCCCGGACGCGTTCCTGTGCCCCCGCTGCACCCGGCTGCTGCTGATCGATCTGCTGCGGGTGCCCTGGCTTATGGATCAGCTCACCTTGACGATGGCCCGGCTCGACCGGGTTCCGGCGGGGGCGGGTGCCGGCCCCGAGTCCGGCACGCCTCTGCCGTTGCGGTTGACCACCATCCAGGCCGCGTCCACTCTGCGCTACACCCTCCAGCCCTGGGCCAGGACCATCGCCGAACAGCGCGGCGTCCCGCTCGAGTGCCGGGACACCGTGGTCGCGCTCGCGCAGTGGCTCGCCGGCCACATCGACAGCGTCCGCCAGTCCGACGAGGCCGCGCAGCTCTACGACGAAGTGCGCTACGCCATCGCCCAGGTCACCCGCGCCATCGACCACCCGCCCAGCCTGTTCTACGCCGGACCCTGTGACCACTGCGGCTCGGACCTCTACTGCGGCACCGACGACCGCGGCCACCCCAAGGCCGCGTACCTCACCTGCCGCTCCTGCGGCGAACGCTACGAGTTCGCCAAACGCCGCGCGTGGCTGCTCGCGGCAGCCGAAGACCGGCTCGCCACCGCGACCGAAATCGCCCAGGCCGTCCCCGGAATTTACGGCCGCCAGATCAGCGTCAACACCATCCGATCCTGGATCGCCCGTGGACGCCTTCTTCCGCGCGCCTGGGTGCACCACGGCGTCGCCTACGCGCAGCGCCAAGCTGACAACGACCGGCCGTTGTGCAGGGTGGGCGACGTGATCGATCTGGCCCAGCAGCGGGAGGCGTCCTGATCTGTCACTACCAACCAACGAGGTCGGGATCAACAGCCGCCCAGGCGATCGCCGCAGGAGGCAGTGCGTCGCCAAACGCCCACTGCACCACGACCTCTCGCAGCTCGGCGATGGTGATCAGCGACTCTGGCGGGAAGGGACGCTCCTGGGGTGCCCACGAGTCGTAGGTCAATTCCACGTCGTCGCGGCCGACCGTGCCCTGGCTCATCCACGGGTGGGTATTGGCGTCCTTGTCCAAGGTGAGCATGACCGCAGCCGCCACCTGGTGCTCGATGTCGTAGTCGAAGCGCAGCGTGCAGACCGGCCACTCCGGTCGCTCGTCCCGGTACCCCTCGGGGCGGAGGACGAATCGTGGTGTGGCGGGCTTGTCTGGAAACGCGAGCATCACGTCCAGACAGCGGCGCACGCCCTCCTCGTTGACGAAGGTCACGTTGTAGGCAGCGTCCGGGAACGCGAAGAGGCCGGATGCCCTCAGCTCGTACCGGTCGGAGTAGTACAGGTCCGACCTCGCCAACGGTCCGTCGTTCAACGTCGTCATTCGTCGTCCCCTGTGAACGTTGTCGAGGTCATCTTCCCGCCAGGCGGTCGCCACCACACCGTGAGCGTCGCATCCTCCGGCAGCACCTTCGGTAGCAGCGACCTGCACGTCAGCGGCTGCGGGTCACCAGCCGGGCACGGACCATTCTGGTTGTTGATCACCAGAACGATGCCGTCGACCTCGCCGTCTCGCATGTCAGCCGCCACCTTCATCTCCACGTGGTTCGCCGCATCGGTTGTCCCCCGTGGCGGCAGCACGCCGAGGTCACGCAGAATCTCGGTGACCCGCTTAGCGGTGGCATCCTTGCTGCTGTCGTAGCGCTGCTCCGTGCCGTCGTCGTCGTAGGCCAGCCCGACGGTCGGCTTCTCTCCCTTGATCTTGTCTAGGCGCGCAGCAGCCCATACCGCGTCCGACTCCGCATCTTCAATGTCCGACGGACAATCCCCGCTGTCCGCGTTCGCCACAGCAGGCGCCGACTCACATCCGAACTTGGTCGAACAGCTCGGCACCACGAAGATCCATGCGAGAACGCCAAGGGCGACGATGAAGAGGAACTTACGCACGGCTCCGTAGCCTCACGTGTACGTTCGGTGAACACAATGCGATACGCCCAGACGGAGTAGGCAGACCTTGCGGCCCCCTCACTCGGTCGTTGAAGGGGCCGCCCGCATCACGTAGCCGGTCGATCCAAGTCGCCATTCTTTACGGCGCCGAGCCACGCGGCATACGGCTTGGCGCCGATCGTCAGCGTGCCCGCTGCCACGCGCTTCGAGTCCCGGATCTGCGTCTGACGCCGGCCAACGGCTAGCTCGACGCAAGAACTTTGGGTGTTGCTGAAGCTGCTCTTGCGGAAGGTCACCCTATCCATGTCCATCGAGATTGCCCCTTAGCGCTCGGATGATCGTGATCGTCTCCTCGGGAGACCGCGCCATCGCCGCCGCGCCGTCCCACACGGCCGACAGAGCTGACACGTCTACCTGATTCTCTACCGTATGCATGCCGATCAAGCTCTCGACGTAGGCCGAGTCAGGCTCGTCATCTTCCGGAAAGCTCAGCAGAACCAGCGGGCCGGACATGGCGCCGTACGCTCCGACGTCAAACGGGATGACCTGGACGGTCACGTGCGGTAGAGCGGCCATCGCCAAGAGATGATCCAACTGCCCGGCCATCACCTCCGAGCCGCCTATGACTCGACGGAGGACAGCTTCGTCGATCAGCGCGTGCAGTTCGAGCGGATTCTCTGGCCGGTGGAGTAGACCCTGCCGATCTCGACGCTCGGCAGCTTCCGCTTCGGCGTCCCAATTGCCTCGAACCCTTCCCTTGCTGGCGTTGGCGGCTGCGTACTCGGGCGTCTGGAGTAGGCCGGGAATGATCACAGCGTCCAGAGTCCGTTCGAGCCGACCTTCCCGCTCGTCTATGCGGAAGCGCCGGTAGCTGACTGGCAACTCGGCTGCGTGCTCGATGGTCGCCGTGTCAGCGTCGGCGACCTCCCACAGCTGGACCGCCTTGGCACGCTCATCCTCTCGGACGTCGAGGACCGAGAGGATCATCAGGAAGAGGTGGATCCGCGGCAAGCTGTCTCCGCTCAACAGCCGGGTCACGGTCTGCTGAGCGCAACGCGCTTGAGTCGCTACCTCCTTCGGCGTCAGCCCTGAACGCTCCATGAGCGGACGGATGTAGCGGCCCAACCTGCGCTTTCCGCGCGTCGTTCCAACAGCCATGCGCTCACCTTAGCCACTGTCCGTAGTTCCATTACAGGTCGTTCATCACCCGTTTGGGGTTGACGATTTGCACACGTCAAACGATACTCTGTCAATCGCTGGCGGGTCGAGCGGGTTGCGCGCAAAGGAGTGCCTTAGCGCCGCGCGTAGCCCTCCCACCTCGACCCGCCAGCCCGCCAGGCCGGAAGCCAGGAGGGAGAGAGCGTGATGGTCAAGCCGGTGTGGATCACTGAACAGAGCCCGAAGCGCGTTGAACACGCGGTGTCTGATGACGCCCAGGCGGAAGCCAGAGATGGAGTGTTCGCGGCTCTGTGCGGCGAGACATTCGTGGCGGCGTCCATGTCGGTGGCGCCGGTTGGTGGGCAGTGCCGGTACTGCGTGGCTCGGCTGACGATGCCCTCGGTGGAGCGGCGCATGCCGCCATCGCGATCGGGGCCACTCGCACGGCTGCTCGCGGCGTGCTTCAAGACCCGCGCGGATGCGGACGGACCGCCATCGGCGCCTACGTCTGACGACTCCGAACCTCGACATGGCAGGCACGCGGCATGACGGCAACCGATCTGGACGTGATCTACCAGCAGATCCTGGACGAACTGCGCGAGGCGGAGTCCTTATAGCCGATTCACGATCCCGATCTGCCAGAGCCACCTCGACGGAGTGACCGTGTACAACCCACTGTTTCTTCTTGACGACCGCCAACTTGCCGAACGCCGTCGTCTACTGGAACAAATCGCTGCCGGGCTCAAGCCAGACGAAGCAAGCGCGATGCAAATCCGGATTGAATCGATGCTGGGCGCGGACGACAAGCCCTACTGGACGTTCATGTATCGGGCGTCCTACCTGTTCGCGCTTCGCAGTTGGGATGCAGACGTGGTGGACGTCATCTGTGTCACCACGCCGACGATGGCGCACGCCATGCGACGCACACCCGCCAGCCCCGATCCCGAGTGGTGCGCTGAGGGCAGGCCCCAGCGAACATTCTGGAAGCTCCTTGCTCTGACGGCCCCTCGACGTTCTGATGGCACTATCGCTCAGCCGAAGAGGCTGTCATGAGCGCAGGCACGTCACTGGTGTGGCAGAGCGTGAACCTGAAGTCCGGTGGCACCCGCGTCTTGCCTGGCGATTCTTTGCTGCGTCGGCACGGCTCGCTGGACATGGAGTGGCTGACACGGTTCCCCGAGGTGGTCCGCCTTAGTCCCGAGCGGCCGCATCTGCTGCTGCTTCAGGAAGCGAAGTGGTTCGACCGCTACGGCGACGAGCTGCTGCTCTACGTCGAGCGACTTCTACGCCGAGACGGGCTCGGCATCTACCGCGGGTTCCTCACTCGATCCACGCGCTCGCATCATCACCAGGTGGTGTTCCTGGACACCGCCCGCCTGGAGGTGGCACATCACTGGCGCGGTCTCGACGAAGACGAGCCAAGCGGCCTGTACGGCTACGTCGAAGCCATTGTGGACGGTGACGAGGAACGCACCCTGTGGGTGAAGTCGATCCATTTGAACCCGCGCGATGCACGCGACCGGCTGGCCGATGCGCGGGAGATCCATGCGGTGATCAAGCCCGGTCAGCGGGCATTGATCGGCGGGGACTTCAACTCCATCCCGTCCCGGCGCACTCGCGAGCAAGGAGAACCTCAGCGCGACTTCTCGAAGATGCCGCCGGCCCAGCGCTACGGCAAGGGTGTCTGGCCAGACACCGGCCCGGACGGCCAGACCGCGCCCGAGACCGACGCGTTGGACTATCTGATCGACACCGGCTGGATCGACCAGCACATCGCGGACGGCAACACCACGCCGACCATTGCACCTGGGTATGACCGGGGCGGCGAGCTGATCATCGACCGGTGTCTGACCTTCGGCGCGTTGGCGACCGTGCCGCGTTCGGTGTGGGTGGACACCTCTGACTTGCCCTACTCCGACCATCGGACGATCGGCGGCATCGTGCACATCACCGAGGACGAGACGCCATGATGACCGAGCCCAACATGACCAAGGACGCGACCGCTGTCGCCATCGACCGGCTGCACTCGGCCGGATGGACCGATGGCGCTCTACGCGGAATCCTCATGCGCTCCTGGGAGCTGGCACAGGCGGTCGTCATGGACACCGTGATCATCAGCGTCGATGCCACGGCGTTGGCCCAACGCGAGGACGACGACGGTCGGTTGCTGTGGACCAAGTCCGGCCCCGTGGGCGAGGTCGTGGAAGCGGCTCTTGCTCTGCCCGAGCCGGGTCAGCCTGGTGCGCCTGCACAGCCGATGGCACGGTCCTATCACGAGCAGGAGCGGGACATATGACCACATTGATCATGCCTGAGCTATGGGCACGGAGTCTGGCCACCAAGGACACGGTGCACCTGGTGGAGACCTCGGGCGGCAATCCTCGGCGTGTCCAAATGCCGCAGGGGTTCGCCTGGATCGCGGTGTGTCGCGCTGTGCTGCACAGCGAGGAAACCCAGGTGGACGAGGCCAGCCTGACGCGCTGCGCAACGTGCGCGGACATTCTCGAAGAAACGCGGGCTCACCGATGAGCAGCCCGGCGCGATGCCCTGAACTCCGCGAGGAACTGCTTGCGCGGGCCGCCGCCATTGAGCAAGGAGCCGGTGAGGACGACGAGACCACGTGCTGGTTCGTCAGCCTGGTCGCCACGATGGGCTGGCCGGTTCGCCGGCTGGTTGGCATGGACGGCGCTCGCGCGGCCCTGCTGCTGGCCGCACGAGTACCGATCCCGTACCAGCGCGGATGGGTGAGCAAAGTGAGCGACGCTCTCGCCAGCTCAGCACTACCTGCTGCCCAGGCTCGCGAGTTCATCCACCGCGTCACAACCGAACGAGGTGGGTGATGTGGGCGTGGGGCACGACCCTGCCCACACGTCATTCACGGTGGCCCGGCGAAGTCCACTTGCTGTGGCCCTTGTCGCCTTCCCGGCAGCCGTATGCGCTGTGCGGCGTACTGGCAGACGAGGCATGGGAGAGCCGACCAGCCGCGAACGGCCGTGGCCTTTGCCCAGAGTGCTGCCAACACGCGATCAACGCCATGTTCCCTGCGCCGCCCGACCATGGCCTGCCGCTCAGGGAACCAGGTGCGACCAACCCGCCGCCGCTCATTTTCCCGCCTAATCAATGAAAGCAGAAACTCATGGCGACTGAACTGTGCTTTGACAACGCTGGTGACGGAACGAAGTGCACTAAAAAGAAGGGGCACAACGGGGACCACGTTGGTACTGCCGGGCCTGATCACTCCAAGGTGGTCGGCAGGTGGACTGACGAGCGGGCCGATGTCGTCAGCCTGGAAGATCGCCGGAACGGCGGCACGCAATGACATCGGGAAAGATCGCGCCGTTCAAACGTGTTCAGGGTGAGCAGCGCGATCAGCTAGCGAGAAAGCTCCGCCGCAAGTACGAGCGGGGCGCATCGATCAGGACGCTGGCCGAGGGCACGGGGCGCTCCTATGGATTTGTTCATCGAGTCCTTAGTGAATCCGGCGTCCACATGCGGTCACGCGGAGGTGCCACGAAACGCCAGGTGGCCAATGACTGACTCTGTCGCCGAGACCGAGCGGGCATTCTCGCGCACGCTCGGCACGCTGTTACGAGCAGTCCGCGTTAAGCGAGGTTGGACACGCGAAGAATTCCTCGCCCGCAGCGGACTCGATATTTCGACGCAAACGATGGCAACCTACGAACTGGGCACCAGGCGGATGACGGTGTATCGACTGGTGCAGCTGTGCGATAGTTTGTCACTGGATCCGTCGACCGTCCTTACCGATGCGCTCAACGATGTTGATGGTTCACGTCGGGATGACGGGTTCGCCGTTCATCTGCCTGCCATCGCCAAGATGGATCTCCCAGAACTTCGTCCCTTGCAAATATGGGCGGATACGAAGCGCTATCAATCGCAGGCGTCTGATGTGGCGTGGTTTTCTATCACGGCCTTGGAAAATGCTGCTGAACTGTGCTCGTTGGATCCTGCGGAAGTTTATCAACACTTGCGACAAGCGGACTGCATCATAGACCACAGGAGTACGCGAGGAGCTGGCGATGATACTCCCGTACAGCGTGAACGATGATGAAGCCGCCTACGAGGCGGTCGGCCACGAAATCAATCGACCGGACCCTGCCCGCTGGCGAGCAATGACCTTGGATGACGACCGAGTCCAGCAGACCTACCGAGTCCTTGGCCAGCTCGTCAAGAACACCCAAGTTGCGCTCACCGCTCACAAGTCGGCGCTCAGCGGGTACCAGGGCACGCGAGCGGGATATCGGGCCGCGAACGCCGAGTATCAGGACTGGAAGTCACGGACCGTGCATTTCCTAGGCTGTCTCAACGCACGCCGTCGCGAGCTGGAGGATCGCGTACGGTGGCTTCGCCAAGGCCACGCACTTGATCGGGTAAGCGGCGACCTGCGAGCGCTCGCCAAGGCCGTGGCCGACCACCGGGACGCGATCAGGAGCGAGTGCGGACGGCAAGCGACCACGGCGGACCGCCTGCTCTGGGCGCGTCTCGACGTCCTGTCGAGCGTGAGCAGCCGAACCATCGAACCCGACTGGACAACCGTCTGACCTCGTGCAATGCTGCGCACAGTAACAGTGGGTGTCGTGTGACGATCTAGTTGCAGTAGCCCCGCGGAGCCCCCCGACGCGGGGCTACCTCACTCAAGTGACCGGGTGTGCGACCTTCATGGTCTTGCCGGTGACGTCCACCAGCTCGACCCGCCACGACACACCATCCTCGATGTCGTACTCGTCCGCTGGGAACCGGGTCGGCAGCACGTACTCCGGCCCGACCGGGACCGTGCGGACGATGGTCCACCCGTCGGCCGACTCGTCGTACACACTCACCCGGAGCTGCGACGGCAACGAGAAGCGCTCGCCGGCCTTGTACCGGCGGACGGTTTCCTCGGCGAGGACGATCGAGCTCCCCGCGTGTGCAGCGGGGAGCTTGCCCTCGGTGACCAGCCGATGAACATGGGACCGAGCCATCCCCAAGATGTCCGCGGCCTCGGTGGTCGAGACCAGTCGGGGGATGAGCGGGTCCCGTATCATCCGAATGTCTCCCTGTCTTGCTGACACATTGCAGGAAGACACGATAGCCCCGGCCGTCTGACGGCCGGGGCTGTCGCTGATCATGGCGTGTTCACCTCCACGGGATCTGAATGGTCTTGGATGTGGTCTCGCTCAGGGCGTAGGTGGGCACCACCGGTAGTTGACGAAGCGGAACGTCTGGCAGCCGTTGTGACTGCGGCGGTGCACGTGGCGGCTCATCCTTCGTCCTCCTCTGTGAGCAGGTAGGCGCACACGTAGAGGTAGCCGCCGCTGCCCTTGGTATTGCCCTTGATCATCACGACGCCGTCCTGGTACAGCACCAGCTCGGTCGCGGTGCGTGTGTTCATCACGCCGTTGCGCAGCAGCTCGGCCGCGCGCTCGCGCCAGGCTCCGCGCACGTGGTGGTGGAGGTGGTCGAGCAGTGCGTCTGTTCGCGGTCCGACCGCGGACTGGCGGTCCGGCGGCACGTCCAGGTGCCCGCTGGCGTCCACGATGGCTCGGCAGCCCCAAGCTGTCGTGGTCCCGGCGGGCACGCCGGCCTGGTAGCCCCAGGCCAGCGTGTCCTCTGTGGTCATCCCTTGACCTCCCTGATCGGCCTGACCGGGCCGGTGATGTTGCGACGTAGGCGGGTGTAAAGCTTGGTGAGGTGTCGCCGGGCGAAGCGGGACATGGGCCATCCGTTGCGCCGCTCGAACTCCTCGGCGACTCGGGCCCCCAGCTCGTCCCACTTCGCCTGCTCGACCAGCTCGCCGCACGTGCCGCAGGCGGCCCAGTTGCCGCCCGAGGAGTGCCCGGCGACGCCGGGAACGAGGAAGTCGTTGGCGGGCACGACGTGCGTCGGCCGGGCGGTCGAGCAGAAGTCGCACTTGCCCGTCCATCCGGGCGGCGGGGGGATCGGCACGACCTCGTGTCCGACCTCCGCGTCGACCGGGTGCTCCCAGCTCACGCCGACAGCGGTCGTGCGGTGGTTCAGCGCGAGCAGGCACCGAGCGCAGACGCGGATCGGCGCATCTTCGTTGGACATCACGACCAGCCCGCCTTTTCGGCGATCTTGCACAGCCAGGCCAGCACCGTGCCGTCACCGGCGCGCAGCTCGGCGATGCCCTGTGCGGTCGCCACCACCAGCGTCTCTGCAGGCGGCGGGTACTGATCGCCTGAAACCTGCCCATACCCGCTGCGTAGCAGCCAGTGGAGGGCGCGGTTTAGTTCGGGGCGAGCGATACCCGAGTCCGCGATAACGTCGCTGTAAATCCAACTGGCGGCGTTCGGCTTATCTTCACCGGAGCGGACGTGGCCGCCCCGCACCCAAGTCAGCATGAGCCAACGCATGGGTGTCACGGTCTCGTTAGTCACGGTCGTCCATTCGTCCACGCGGTGGGCAGGAAACCACCATTGGTCAACCATTCGTCCAGTGTCACGAATTCGTCCACCAATGCGGCGCGCAGCGTGTCGGCTCGCTCGTAGTGACGAGCGGCACGCTGGACTGAACCGGCCTCGATGGCGGCCGAAACCGATTCGGCGAGCGCAGTGACTTGACTGCGCATCGTCGCTATAACTTCGTTGGGGTCCACTAGTTGCTGTCTCCCTTGCTGGTGTACCGGGAGAGCAACAGACCTGCCGCAACAGCCGCCAGAGGCACCAAGATGGCCCCGGTGATGCTGTGCCAGGTGATCCAGCCCCAGGCCGCTGCTATGGCCTGGAATGGAGGCACCATGATGGTGTGCCATAGATAGCTGAACACTGATTGTCTCCCGAGTGGGGTTGTCTTGCTGACAGCTCTACTATCGACCGATATGAGTCCGTCGTCTCCTAATAGTGATAGGCATCACATTTAAGAGACACAGGTCCCGCATATGGGTAGTGTTTTGGTTGTCAGCAAGACAGCCCGAAAACACAAGGGAGACACCCCGTGTCGCATGAGTTGGAAACTCTCGCCGATGGATCCGTGGCCTTTGCCTCGGCTCGCGTGCCTGCCTGGCACCGTCTCGGCTTCGTGGCCGATGACCTGATGGATGCCGCCACCATGCTGGACAAGTCCGGCTTGGGTGGGTGGGACGTTCGCAAGTCGCTCGGTGTGGCCGCCCTGGTTCCGACCGGGAAGTGCCCGGAGTGCAAGCGAGCCGTCGGCGCGAAGCACACCCAGAAGTGCCCCATCCCGCAGGACGACGCCGAGCGCAAGCCCGGTCAGGAAGTCACCGCGGAGGACACGACCAGCCTGATGGGCATGCCCGGTTGGTACTCGGTGCTGCGCACCGAGCCCGTGTCCAAGGAAGTTCAGCCGCTCGGTGTGGTTGGGCCGGACTACACCCCGGTGCAGAACGAGGAACTGGCGGAGTTCCTGACCAGCATCACCGAGCAGTCGGGTGCCGTGTTCGAGACCGCCGGGTCGCTGCGTGACGGGGCCGACGTGTTCATGACCGTGAAGCTCCCGCAGGGTGTTCGGGTCGGGGGCGTGGACGACGTGGACCTCTACCTGGCCGGTCTCAACTCGCACACCGGTCGCCGCCGGTTGCAGGTGCTCACCACTCCCGTCCGGGTGGTCTGTGCCAACACCGAACGGGCCGCCCTGGGCAACCACCGATCCTCGTACACCTTCCGGCACACCCCCGGCATCTCCGGTCGGATCGCCGAGGCCAGGGAGGCGCTCAAGCTGACCTTCGACTGGGCTGAGGTGTTCAAGGTCGAGGCTGAGTCCATGATCAACACCAAGATGACCGGGGAGACCTTCGAGGAGTTGGTCAAGAAGGTTTGGCCGGAGAAGTGGGTCGGCCCGCAGGCGGAGTGGCGTCAGCCGCAGGTCACCCACTGGGAGACCTTGGAAGGCTTGTTCAAATCGGCCGACACCCAGGAGAACATCCGGGACACGGTGTGGGCGGGCTACCAGTCCGTGGTGGAGTACCTGGACTGGAAGGTCCCGGTCAACATGACCGCCGACAACGCCGACCAGGACCGGGTCCGATCGTTCCGCAACTTCGATGGCACCTATGACCAGCTCAAGCTGGACACGTTCAACCTGTGCCGGGACATCGTGGCCGCAGCATGACCACCCCCCGCTGGTGCCCCTCTGCCGATTCGGCAGGGGGGCACTCCCCGTTGAGCCGTAGGCCCGTGCCGGGGCCGTACAGGGAGGGCACATGCCGCACCGTGCCCGTGCCCTGTGCACCGTGCCGGGGTGTGGTGAGCCTGCCCAGGGTGGCCGCTGTGCTGACCATGCTCGGCAGGCTGCCAGCCGTAGGGCATCTGACCCATGGCAACAGGGCTACCGGTCAGCCGGTCACCGTGCCTTCCGTGCCGCTGTGCTGTCCCGTGATCCCGTGTGCCGTTGCTCGGATGCTGCCTGCCCAACCCATCGGGGCCGATCGTGTGCAGTGCTGTCCACAGTGGCCGATCACTGGCCGCTGTCTCGTCGGGTCCTGGTCGCCCGTGGGCTGGACCCGGACAACCCGCAAGCTGGCCGTGGGCTGTGTCAGGGGTGCCACAACCGGGCCACCGCAACCGATCCGGCTACCCGTGGTGGTGGGGTCGTCTAGACCTGCATCGCCCCAGGGGGTGACCCCTCCCCCTACCGGGTCCGCTCGATCGTCAGCTAGGCCGGGATGTGTGCCGACAGGTTTCGCCGGGCCGGTGTCCGCGCCAGCCGAGCGCGCCGCACTCCGAGATCGGGGAGACGCTCGTGGTCGAGGATGACGGCCCGTTGGTCAAAACCATGAGTGCCCTGGATGGGCTGGCTGCGGCTGTCCGTGACGACCAGCCGAGCCAGTACCGGGAGGCCCTGGCGCGCGCTCGCAGTCTGGGCTGTACCGCCGAGCAGATCATCGATGCCTACCAGTGGGGTCAGCGCCTCCGGTGGCGGAGCGAGCCGGTGTCGTTTGACCAGGAGGGGCGCACCGATGGCGATTGACCCGACCGTTGACCAGACCGTGCCCATCGTGATCGACGGGGCCGCTCCCTCCGAGCAGGTGCGGGCCGAGCTGGCGGCGGCCGGGCGGCCGGTGCTGCTGGCGTTCTCGCGCGGGAAGGACAGCCTGGTCACCTGGCTGGCCCTGCGTGAGGCCGGCGTGGATGTCCGACCGTTTCACCTGTACCTCGTGCCCGGCCTGTCGTTCGTGGACGAGTCCGTGGCGGAGTACGAGCGGTTCTTCGGCGTGAAGATCCCGCAGTTCCCGCACCCGAGCCTGTGCCGGTGGTTGAACGCGCTCACGTTCCAGCCGCCGGAGCGGATCGCCGTGATCGAGGCGGCGCAGCTCCCGGAGCCGGACTACACCGACATCTCCCGCCTGCTGTGCACGGAGGTCTACGGGCTGGACCCGGAGCAGACCTGGACAGCCGACGGGGTGCGGGCAGCGGACTCGCCAAACCGGCGCAGTGCGATGAAGCAGCGCGGGCCGTGGCGGGAACGGATTCACAAGGTCAGCCCGGTGTGGGACTGGCGCATCCGGCATGTCCGCGAAGCGCTGGCCCGACACCACTGCCCACTGCCGCCGGAGTACGAGTGGTTCGGCCGATCCTTCGACGGGCTGGACATCCGTTTCCTGGAACCGATCCGGCGGCATCGGCCGCAGGACTACCAGACGATCTTGGAGTGGTTCCCGCTCGCGGACCTGGAGGTGTTCCGTGCCGGACTCCAACGATGACCTGCTGGCCCAGCTCTCCGGCATGGCCGTCGCGGGCGGCGATATGTCCAACGAGGACATCCTCGGGCTGCTCAACGCCGAGCCGGAACCCGATCCACTGTCCGCAGTGGACTACACCGGAGATGTGGAGGCCGACGCTCACGCCGAGCTGAACGCGATCCAGCAAGCCTTCCGTGATCGCGCCAAGCGGGAAGAGGAGCGGTTCCGGCTCGCGACGGACTCGGAGTTCTGGTTCGTCCTGTGCTTCCGAACACGGGAGGACAAGGAACTGTTCCTGCGCAACGCCAAGCTGATGGGCGTGGGCGACAAGTACCTCGACGGGTACGCCGCTGCGCGAATCCTCGGTGTGCCCATGGAAGACGAATAGCTGAGGGGAGGGACGACCATGTTTGGACGGCTTAGGAGCGCAGCACGCAGCGTGGCCCGCAGGCTCAGCATCCGCGCAGCGGGCGCTGGCCGGGGCCGCAGCTCCGGCACCTGATCCCACGTCCACTCGGGCCTCGCCGTTAGGTAAGAGCCACCGGGGCGCAACGAACGGAACGCGTCAAGCCCGGCCGCCCGAGCCACCCACCCCGACGACCACAGCCAGCCAGGAGGGAAGACGCATGGGCAAGCGCGGACCAGCTCCGAAACCGACCGCGCTGCGCGTGCTGCACGGCGACCGACCGGACCGGATCAATAACGACGAGCCGCTGCCCGCCGAGGGCGGCATCACCGCGCCGGACACCTTGTCCGACGACGCACGGGCAGCGTGGGACCGGCTCGCGCCCGACCTGATCGCCTGCGGAGTCCTGACCGCCTGGGATGTCGACGGCTTCGCGATGGTCTGCGAGGCGCTGGCCCGCTACCGAGCGGCGACGAAGCTGGTCAACGGCAGCGCCCTGCTTGTGCAGGGTGCCAACGGGTTCGTGAAGAACCCGGCGTTGGTCGTCCAGCGCGAGGCGGAGATGACCTTCGCCCAGCTCGGCGCCCGCTTCGGACTCACGCCCTCGGACCGCTCGCAGTTGAAGGTGGAGCGTGGCGGCTCGGCGGACAACGCCGCCCGGCTCCTCTCCTGACGCAGGCACCGACGAGCCGCCCGCGTGTGGGTTCACGCTCGATGACCTGACCTGCACCGAACACGGCGAGCACTTCTGCCGGCCCCGCGCCAACCACGCCATCGCGTTCGCCCAGGAACTGTGCCGCCACACCAAGGACCGGTGGGCACGCCGTCCGTTCATCCTCGCCGAGTGGCAGCGCGAGGACATCGTTGGTCCGGTCTTCGGCGAGGTCGTCTGGGACGAGGAGTGGGAGTCCTACGTCCGCCGCTACCGCATCGTCTGGATCGAGGTCGCCCGCAAGAACGGCAAGTCCGAGCTCCTGGCGTTCATCGCGCTCTACCTCCTAGTCGCCGACGGCGTGGAGGGCGCGGAAATCTACGGCTGCGCCATGGACCGCGGCCAGGCCGCGAAGGTCTTCGACGTCGCCGCCCGCATGGTCAAGCTCTCCCCGGTTCTGAGCGCCCGCCTGGCGGTCAAGGACCACATCAAGCGGATCATCGACGAGCGCACCGGCAGTTACTACGAAGTCGTCGCCGCCGACGCGGCAGGCAACCTCGGCCACAACCCGCACGGCGTGGTCTTCGACGAGGTCCTGACCCAGCGCAACGCCTCGCTCTGGGATGCCATGCGCACCGGCATGGGTACCCGCGCGCAGCCGCTCATGGTCGCCGCCACCACCGCGGGCGACGATCCCGCCAGCTTCGCTCGCAGCGAACACGACGAGTGCCTGCGCATCACCGACGACCCGGAGCGGGCACGGCACCGGTTCGCCTACATCCGCAACGTCCCCGAGGACGCCGACCCGTGGGACGAAACGAACTGGCCGCTTGCCAACCCCGCGCTCGGCGACTTCCTGTCGATCAAGGCCCTGCGCGAGGAAGCCCAGGAAGCCAAGAACGACCCGTCCAAGGAAAACGCCTTCCGGCAGTACCGCCTCAACCAATGGGTCCAGCAAGCGCACCGGTGGATGCCCATGCACCTCTACCGCCAGTGCACCGGCACGGTCGCGCCGGCCGCGGACTGGCTACGCGCCGAACTCGCGGGACGCCGCGCCTACGGCGGCCTGGACCTCGCAGCCAAGCTCGACCTCACCGCCTGGGCGCTCGTCGTCCCCGACGGGCTCGATGGGCAGGCGTCGATGCTGTGGCGCTTCTGGCTCCCAGAAGCCGCAGTGACCTTCCTCGACCAGCGGACCAACGGGCGGATCTCGCAGTGGGCCGACGGCGGATGGATCACCGTCACGCCCGGCGACGTCATCGACTACGACGTGATCTACGCCGACATCGCCGCCGACTGCAACACCTTCCGCGTCATGGCCGCCGGATACGACGAATGGTCCGGCGAACCCGCGCGCCAAGCCATCCAGAAGCGCACCCGACTCGACCTCAGTCCGATTCCGCAAACCTTCCGGGGCATGACCTACGGCATGACCGAGCTGATGGCGCTCACCCGCTCACGCACCTGGCACCACCACGGCAACCCCGTCGCCGAGTGGGCCTTCGACGCCGTGGAGGTCCGCCATCCGCCAGGCGATGCGGACCAACTCCGCCCAGACAAGCCGGACCGGGCGGCCGTTGGCAAGCGCATCGACGCAGTGCCCACCGCCGCCATGGCCGTCACTCGCTGGCGTGAGCTGGCGGCCAAGCACGCGCGGCACGGCGGAATGATCATCCGCTGAGCGGGTCTCGATGGTACAAGTTGAGGTAGTCCACGTCAGCTGCGACAGGCGACTCGTCCCACCAGCGAATGTCGGCTCTGCGTATCCCGGCCGTCATGTCGAACTCATAGTCTTCAGTGGACACGAGTTGCCTGAATTGCAACGCGGTTACGTCTTGAAAACGTGATGCGATGAACACAAACGGGTGTTCTTCAACTGGCGGACAGAAGCCCACAGTCAGCATCGCGAAACTCCAAACGCGACACGGGACCTGTACACCGTCCACCGATACATCCGTCAACGGCCACGTGCCCCTGCTTGCGGTGACCTGCTGGATGTGATGGAAAACGGCACGCCTGCTACCACTGTCGATTGGTTTATTAACCCGTTTGCGAGGTACTGCCGACGAAACAACTTTCGTCACAGCGTCTTGAACAACATATTCTTCCAGATTCAACCTCTGGCCGATCGCTGGATCAAATGATCCCACCATAACGTGACGTGTAGGACACTGCAGATCGGTGTTCGGTTCGGATCTATGTGCAAGCCAAATCTCTACGATGTTCTGATTTGAGTCAACTTCAAAGAATTGCAGGTGCTGACTGCCATGCCAGTTCGAGATGCCGAACACGTCCATCTCGCCTGACTTGTGCAGCATCTCACCTGAAAGGTCCCCATGAGTCACGCGCTCACGGTACCACCGCTCACCGAGGGTGGCACCGCGAGAGCGGCCGGCCAGAGTATACGAGAGTGAGGCGCAGCCCTTAGCGCTGCGTGATCACTTGGATGTACTCATCGCAGACGTCTTTCCCCCAAACGTTTTTCACGGTGGCCACCCATCTTCCACTCTGCTCAATCAGGTAATTCACGCCGTGTTGGCCACCGCCAGGCGCGGCGTTGTATGCTTTCGATTCTTTTCCATCGCTGAATGTGTAATAAACAAGTCCCGGGTTACCGCCGAGCCAGCGGCTGAGTCCGCTGTAGTTGATGGAAACGATTGCTTCCCCGCCAGAATCACTGACTCCGATGTACTCCCCAAACCAGGAATTGCAATCCGGCAACGCCTTGAGCGAGCCGGCCGCTGTTGAAGCGGAAGCCGTTTCGGGAATAAGAAGCGCGGCGAATGAGAGCAGTGTCGCCACGGCAATTCTTAGGCTTTTCATTTTCCCCCTTCGCGGGATGAGTAATTGATGATCCCTGACCCGCACTCTTGAACGTACCGGCGGCGAATGGCAGTCCTACCGCCGTTGGTGTAAGACCCGCACCACCTTCGGGTGGCGATCGACTACTTACTGTTAGGAGGGGGCTTGACCCGAAGTACCGCAGGGCCCTCCGTAACTGATACTCAGTGGCTTGTCAGGCTCGTCAATGCCCACAACGCCGAGCTACCGGACCTGACCGCGCTGCTGAACTACTACGAGGGTCGGCAGCCACTCAGCTACATGCACCCGGAGTTGCTGGCGACGTTGGACGATCGGGTGCGGCAGGTCGTGCTTAACTGGCCGAGGTTGGTAGTTGACGCGCTGGAGGAGCGCATCGACCTCGACGGGTTCCGGCTCGGCGGGCAGCCGGAGGCGGACACCGAGCTCAGCCACGTGTGGCAGTACAACGACTTGGATGCCGGCTACCAGCAGGCTCACGTGACCGCGATGGTGATGCGGCGCTCGTACGCGATCGTCGGCACCAACCCGAAGCTCGGCGACCGGAAGTACCCACTGGTCACGATCGAATCGCCGCTGGAAGTCCACGTGGAGCTGGACCCGGCCACGCGGCAGGTTGTCGCGGGGATCAAGCGGTGGAGTGACACCGCGCTGGACGGCACCATCCAGTGGTTCACGACGCTGTACCTGCCCGACTACACCGTCACCTACGCCGCCGACGGCGGCAGCTTGGTGGAGATCAGCCGCGACGATCACGAGCTGGGCGAAGTCCTGGTGGTGCCGATCGTGAATCGTCCACAGCTGTGGGCGCCGCTGGGGACAAGCGAGCTGAACGACGTGATCCCGATCAGCGACGCGGCCTGCAAGGTCGCCACGGACATGATGGTCAGCGCCGAGTTTCACGCGATGCCGAGGCGCTGGGCGTTGGGCTTCGACGAGGCGGACTTCACCGACGACAAGGGCAACAAGATCAGTCCCTGGCAGACCATCGCGGGGAAAATCTGGTCGACCATCAAGAACAAGAAGGACGACGGGGTCGAGGTCGGGCAGTTCCCGGAGGCGGACCTGCGCAACTTCCACGACACCCTGCGGACCCTGGCGGTGCAGGTGTCCACGGTGTCCGGGATGGCCCTGCACACCCTGGGCTACAGCTCGGACAACCCGGCATCGGCCGACGGCATCCGCGCCGCCGAGGCCCGGCACGTCAAGCGGGCCGAGAGGCGGATCAAGGGGTTCGAGACGGCGTGGGAGCGGATCATGCGCCTGGTCCTGCTGGTGCGGGACGGGTCGGTGCCGGACTCTGCGCGGTGGATGGAGACCGTCTGGGCCGATCCCGCGACGCCGACGTTCGCGCAGCGCTCGGACGCGGTGGTCAAGCTCTACCAGGCGGACAAGCTGGTGCCGCGCCGGATGGCCCGCCGGACGCTGGGGTTCACCACGGCGCAGATCGAGGACATGGAAGCCGAGGACAAGGCCGACGTCACCCGCGCGGTCTACGACCCGGCAGGCGACTTCGGTCCGAAGCCCGAGCAGTCCCCGGAAGACCAGTCAGGCGGTCAGCAGGCTCAGCGCCAGGCCGTAGACGTCGCCGCCGCGTGAGTCGCCGGACGCAGCCATCTCGATCGCGGCGGACACCGCTTGCTCAGCCGCGGTCCTGGTGACGCCCAGCTCGGCGGCCGAGCGGTAGTAGTCCAGCTCGGCCAGCTGGTGCCACGGCTGCATGCCCGCCACCCGCCGTAGTAGCTCCTCGCGGTCCATGGCGATGCGACTGCTCGCGTCCCGCGTCCCGTTCCCTCATTCGCTCGAACAGGTGGCGCCGTGACCGCACAACTGACGCGACCTCTGCGGCACGTTGATGCCACACAGGTGATCGTCCGGCGGCAGGCCGAGGTGATCCAGCGCAGCTGGCGTTCTCTCGAGTTCGGTGGCCTGCGCGGCTCTTTCGCCGCTCACGTGCTGCCGGTGTTCCTCTCCGCGGTCACGGACGGGCAGACCCAGGCCGCCGCGCTCGCCACCCCGTACGTCGCTGACGTGCTTGGAGAGGCAGACGAGCTAACTCCGTCGGTGGTGCCCGCAGCGTTCGCCGGCGTCGGCGCGTCCGGTCTCCCGTTGGCCGCGCTCGCCGAGCTGGTGTTGTGGCGGCTGCTGGCCGACATCGGGGCCGGGATGAGCGCCACCGATGCGGCAGCCCGCGGGCTTCGGCGAGCGTTGACCTACGCAGGCACCGAGATTACCGACGCGGGCCGCACCGCCACCCAAGTGCAGCTGATCGCGGACACGCGTGTCGCTGGCTACGAGCGCGTGGTCAAGCTCCCGGCGTGCGACCGGTGCGTGATCCTCACCGGACGGCTCTACCGGTACTCCGAAGGCTTTCGGCGGCACCCGCGCTGCGACTGCTCGATGCGGCCGGTCACGGCCGAGCAATACCGCACCGAGAACCCCGACAACCACCCGCGCGCCCTGTTCGACGCCATGACCGCGGCCGAGCAGAACGCACGGTTCGGTGTCGGCAACGCCGACGCGATCCGGGCCGGGGCCGACCTGTCCCAGGTGGTCAACGCCCGCCGAGGCGCGATGCCGGTCGCTGGACGCTGGACCACCCGCTCGGGCACCACCAGCCGCGGACTGGCCGGCGCACGCCTGGGCCAGCTGGCCACGGTCCCCACATCCAGCGGCGGCCGGTACCGCCGCACGCAGCTCGCGCGGCCAACGGCAGGCCAGGTCGTCACCGACTACGCCGACCGGTCGCGAGACGAGCTGATCGCAGCACTGCGCCGCTACGGCTACGTGCTCTGACCCGCCCCATCACCCCGCGCCGCACGGCGCACCGCCCCCTTCACCACCCCCTGACCTGATGCCGCACGGCGTCGGGCGATCCCGCACGGGAAGGCACCACCGATGACCGAACCGGCCAACACCGGCACCAGCACCGCAGAGGGAACCCAGACCGGCCAAGAAGACCCCGAGGGCACCGGGTCCACTCAGGACCCCGGCAAGGCCAAGGAGGCCGCCGAGCCGGACTACAAGGCGCTCTACGAGAAGACGCTCGCCGAGTCGCGCAAGTGGGAGTCCCGGTCCAAGGACAACGCGAGCAAGGCCAAGAAGTGGGACGAAGCCGAGGCGGCCAACCGCACCGAAGCCGAGAAGGCCGCAGCCCGCGCCGAGCAGGCCGAAGCACGTGCCAAGACCGCCATCACCTCAGCTGTGAACGCCGAGATCCGCGCCGCCGCATCCGCTTGGACCAACCCCGCTGACGCGGTGCGCTACCTAGACGACAAGGACCGCTACATCGGCGACGACGGCGAAATCGACACCAAGGCCATCGCCGAGGACGTCGCCGCCGCCGCGAAGGAACGCCCGTACCTGTTGGCGGCCAACGGTTCCGGCAAGCGCGGCCCGAACCCCGACCCCGGCCAGGGCGCTCGGGGGTCCGCCTCGATCACTGACCAGATTCGCGACGCCGAGCGCAAGGGCGATCACCGCACTGCGCTCGCCCTCAAGGCCCAGCAGCTCCTCAGCGCCAACAAGCGCTGACCCTCCCGGCCGCGGTGTCGGGTGTCCGAAGTAGACAGGAGTTTCGATGCCTGGCATCACCGGCATGCTCAACACGTTCAACAGCCCCAATTATGTGGGCGAATTGTTCGCGATCACCCCGACCGACACGCCACTGCTGTCGTCCATCGGCGGTCTGACCGGCGGCCAGTCGGTCGACACGACGATCTTCACCTGGCAGACCTATGACCTGCGTGATCCCGACGCCAACCGGCAGCGCTTGGAAGGCGCGGACGCGCCCCCGCCCGAGGCGCGGGTCCGGCAGAACGCGTTCAACGTGGTGGAGATCCACCAGGAAGCGCTGGCCATCACCTACACTCGCGAGGCCGCGACCGGACAGTTCGCGGTCACCGGGTCGAACGTGCCCACCTCGGCGAGCATCGGCGGGACAAACCCGGCCGGGGACGAGTTGGTCTGGCAGAGCCAGCGGCAGCTGGAGCAGATCGCCCGCGACATCGAGGTGTCGTTCATCTCCGGCACGTTCGCGCAGCCCGAGGACAACACCCAGCCCCGCAAGACCCGCGGCCTGCTCCAGGCGATCACGACCAACGTGGTCACCAACTCCACGCCGGTCGAGCTGACCGAGACGCTGATCGTGGACTTGCTCCAGAAGACCTGGGAGAACGGCGGCATCCGGATCTCCGAGACCGCCACGATCATCTGCAACGCCTGGCAGAAGCGGATGCTCACCAAGGCGTTCATCACTGACAAGGGCTACAAGGAGTCCACCCGCAACGTCGGCGGGGTCAGCCTGGACACCATCGAGACCGACTTCGGGCGGCTGAACATCATGCTCAACCGGTACATGCCGACCGGCACGGTGATCGTCGCGTCGCTGGACGAGCTGGCGCCGGTGTTTTTGCGTATCCCCGGCAAGGGGTTTCTGTTCACCGAGCCCCTGGCGAAGACCGGCGCCAGTGACAAGTACCAGATTTACGGCGAGGTCGGCTTGAAGTATGGCAACGAGCGCGCCCACGGCAAGATCAGCGGGCTGACCACTGCCCCGACCGGCGCGTGAGGCCCACCGGTCATGCGCTTCGTCAACGACATCTACCCCGAGCTGGTCATCGCCGATCTTGGCGTCCGCTTCACAGGTGGCCAGGCCGAAGTGGACACCAAGACGGCCGCCTTGCTGCGCAAGCTCCCTCCCGAGCTGGGCGTCCGGCCGGCCAGCGACACGGCCAGCGACCTGGGCGCCAACCCGGACGTACCGAAGCCGGACGCCAAGGCACGTCCCAGCGGGCGCCGCGATGGCTGACCTGCCGGAACTGTTCACCGCCGCCACCTTGACGGCGCTGTCCGGTCGACCGTGCACCGACGAGCAGGCCGCGGCCATCGAGTCTTGGGTGCGCGCGGTGCTCACGGCCGAAGTCGGCGAGCTGCCCGTACCGCTCCCCGCAGGCGTGGCGGCCGTGGCGCTCGAACTCGGGCGCGGCGCCGTGCCCTCACCGGGCGGGGTGGCGTCCACGACCATCGGGCCGTACTCGGCCACCTATGCCGCCACCGGCACGGGCGGCGGGGCGCTCTCCCGCGATCAGCGGATGCGGGTGCTGCGCTCGGTCGGGCGCGGCAAGGCGTTCGACATCGACACCACCCTTACTGCGCCCGTGACGTCCTTTGTGGACGGCAAGCCGTGGTGATGGGCCTGACCGGAGAGACAGTCACCGTGTCCAGGCCCGGCGGCACCAACCGCTACGGCGACCCGCTGCCCGCCACCGAGCACCAGGTCACCGGCTGCGTCATCGCACCGGCCGGGTCCGACGAGCAGACCGACCGCCAGGAGCAAGTGACCCGGCGAGCCACCGTCTATGCCGACGTCGACGCCGACGTGGGCGCGACCGACCGACTGGTCCTGGCCGACGGCACCCGCTGGCAGGTCATCGGCGACCCGCAGCGCTACCGCAGCCCGTTCGCACCGGCAGGGGTCTGCCAGGTCCACATCGAAAGGGTCACCGGATGAACAGATCTGTCCACTTTGAACCAAACCCGGCGGGGATCGCGGCCCTCCTGCGCTCGGAGGAAATGCGAGAGTTCGTGATGAGCCGTGCCCGTGCTGGCGCGCAGTTCGCCGCCCGCATCGCACCCCGCCGGACCGGCGAGTACGCCGCGGCCATCCACGCCGAGGACGGCGGACTCGGCGGCGCCCACGGGGACCGTGTGATGGGGCTGATCGTGGCGAGCGCCCCGCACTCGGCCGTAGTCGAGTGGGGCAACGTCCACCAGGACCACCCGTACCACGTCCTCGGCCAGACCCTAGGCATCGTGCAGGCGGGCTGATGGGCGACCATCTCGCACCGTGGCCCGACGCGGAAACGGTGCTGCTCGACCTGCTAGAACCACTGGCCGCCACGGTGACGGCAACGCCCGCCGATCTCACCGCGCCCCTGATCCGCGTCCAGCGCGTCGGTGGCTCCGACGACGGGATCACCGACTACCCGCGTATGGAGATCGCCTGCTACGGCGCGGATCGCGCGCAGGCGTGGCAGCTCGCCGAGCAAGCACGGCAGCTCATCCTCGGTTCCGTCCGTACCCAGGTCGGCACCGGCGATGACCGCGTGCTGATCGACAGCGCCCGCACCGACAACCCGCCCACGCAGGTGCCGTGGAACACCACCGACGACATGCGTCGAGTCGTCGCCTACTTCCGCTTAGCGTGGCGACGGCCGCGGATAGGGACCTTTAGCGATTAGCGCAATTCGCCTGATGCTCGCAAACGCTCAATAACGCGAAGATAGGCTGCGTCTATCGCTTCGCGATCGATGTTGACAAGACCGGCGGCCCTTCGCGTCTTCCCGTCGCCGAACCATATCTGCGCATAGAACAGACCGTACATTGGACTATTATTAATCCGATGATAGTAAAGCGGATAAGCTCGCGTGAGCGTTGACCCACCTTCGAGGCGATACGTAGGCTCGCCATCATCTTCAAACGATCCCGGATGTCCGTCGCCCGCGAACCTAATTGCGACGTTGATGATGTCAATCGGCTGGCGTCCACGATTGACAATATGCAATTCAAACGACGGAGCTATCGTTTGGCCTATTTGCGGGAAGTGCCACTGTACGCCGTGGTTCATCTCATCGGGCGTTCCTATAAAAAAGCCAAGCTTTAAAGCGCCGAACACGCTCGGGCCATTTCGCCTAAAGGAGAAGTAGGCAAAGAGAAGCGACAGTGCAGATACGCCGAGCGACAGAATTGAGATAAACAGCGCCATTGCTATGCCTCCTCTTTGCCTGAGTGCATCAAGGCTAGCAACCTTCGGATGCTGTGGTTAGGGAGAACTGATGACCGGGCCGACAACCACGACCTACGACGAGCTCAAGAACAAGCAGAGCGAACTGATCCGCAAGGCGCTGGAGGGTTCGATCTTCATCGCCAGCGACACGGCGCCGCTGCCGACCACCCTGACCGCAGGCGCGGACTCGCAGCTCCTGCCGTTGCCCGAGGGCTACACCGACATCGGATGGGTGGACAAGGGCGACGGCGCCACCTGGTCCCGCTCGGTGGACACGTCCGACGTGGAGAGCTGGGGCGCGGTCGAGCCGACCCGACGTGACATCACCAAGCAGACCGACGGGTTGAAATTCGTCGCACAGGAGACCAAGCGGCAGACCTTGGAGCTCTATGAGGGCATCGATCTGTCCAGCGTGGTGCCGGACCCGACGACCGGTGAGGTCACCTTCGACCGTCCGTCGCGCCCCTCGACCAAGTACTACCGCGTCTTCGGGCTGTTCGTGGACGGCGCCGGGGTGGACACGATCTACGTCGCGAAGGTGCTGCCCAAGGCCAACGTCACCGATCGCGGCGAGCAGAAGTGGACCGACAGCGACACCCCTGTCGGCTACGACGTGACGCTGACCGCGAACTACGACGAGGTCACTGGTACTGCGATCCGCTACTTCTTCGGCGGTCCTGGCTGGAAGTCGCTGCTGACGCAGATGGACTTCGCCACCGCATGAGACGTGGCGCGGCGCTGGCGGACGGGGTGGCCGTTGCGCCGCGCCACATCCCACTCGGACACCACCCCGGACAGGAGTGCGTCATGACGACGCTCCAGGCCCCCGATGGCACCCGCTACGAGACCGACAACGACATCGAGGTGCGGACTCTGACGCTCGGCCACGGCTATCGGGTCCTCGCCGGCAACGGCGACGAGGGCGGCGATCAGCCCGGCAAGCAGCCCGAGGAGACGCCCGAGCCGCCCGCGCAGCCCACCGAGCCTCAGCCGGCCAGCGAGCTCACCAGCGACCCGGCTCAGCCGGAGTCGGACATGCCCGCGTTCTGACCCGAGGAGACCACCCCGCGATGGCGAAGACCTACAAGTTCACTCAGTACATCAGTCAGGCCAAGGTCGAGCCGTTCCCGCTGGAGCTGGACGACGGCCAGGTGCTCCAGATTCCGGCGCCGGATGGCGACACGGTGCTGGAGATCGAGGAGTCGCGTAGTTCGCGGCGCACGCTGGCATTGCTGTGCGGGGAGCACTACGAGCGAGTGCGGGAGCTGGTCGGCTCCGCGCCCGCCTCGGTGCTCAACGCGTTGGTCACCGACATGGTGGACCACTTCGGGCTCTCGCCGGTGCCGCCGGGGGGTTCGTCGGCCTCGTTGCGCTGATCGAGGATCGCGGCGAGGCGATCGAGTACGACCTCCAAGCTGAGCTCGGCGTTGACCTGCTCGACTTCTTCCGTGGCCGGCGTCCCTGGCCGCAGCTCATTCGGCTGATCGAGCGGCTGCCCGATCACAGCCACTACAAGGTCTCGATCCACGACGACGACGAGTTGCTGCACCGGGCACGCCAACTCGAGACAAGCCGTCCGGCCGCATCAAGTCGGCGTGTGGACCCGCGCACCTGGACACCCGTCCGTGCCGCGCTCGCGGACGTTGCGGACCTGCTGATCGGCATCCGCGCGTCGCTGGAAGCCCAGCGCACCGGCAAGCGCCAAACCACCCAGCCCATGCCGCGCCCCGTGCTGGCCGCTGACCGGCTCGCCGAGACCGACCGCTACCGCCGCCACCAGGAACGGGTGCGGCTCCTGCTGCCCAACGTGACGTCGCCTGGGGGGTGAGTCTGTGCCGTACACCGTGGGGACGGCGGTCCTGCAAGTGGTTCCGTCCCTGCGGGGGATCGGCGCGTCGGTCAACTCCCAGCTCGGCACCGAGCTGCGCGGGGTCGGCGAACGTACTGGCCGCGACGTGGGCGCCCGGCTCGGCGGTGGCGTCACCACCGGGCTGCTGCCCGCGCTGGACCGGGCCAGGACGGCGTTCACGGACACGGCCAAGGCAGGCGCGGGCGAGATGTCGACGCTGGCGCGCGGCACGGCGCCGGTGCTCGACCAGCTCGCGAAGGTCAGCCCGGTTCTGGGCCGGGTTCGCGATGGGTTCGGCTCGGCGCAGATCGCCGGGATGGCGCTGTCCGGCACGGCAGGCACCGTCGGCGGTCGCCTGCGCACGGTGGCCGAGCAGACCAGCCGTGTCGGGTCCGGGTTCACGGCGATGGCGTCGGTCAGCCGGCCAGCGCTGACCCGCGTGGGTTCCACCATCGAGTCCGCGATCAGCGCGCCGCTGCGCGGGGCGACCACGGTGCTTGCCGGGTACGGGATTACCGCGGGCACGGCGTTCACCGTGGCCGGGGTGGCGGCCGTGGGCATGGGCATCAAGTTCGCGGCCAGCCAGGAACAAGCAGTCACCGCGTTCACCACGATGCTCCACAGTGGACAGGACGCACGCCAGTTCATGGTGCAGCTCCAGGATTTCGCTGCGAAGACCCCGTTCGACCTGCCCTCGGTGGTGACCGGCGCGCAGAGGTTGATGGCGTTTGGTTTCGACGCCAAGCAGGTCTTGCCGACCCTGACGGCGATCGGCGACGCCGTGGCCGGGATGGGCGGGTCCGCCGAGCAGATCAACCAGGTCACGCTCGCCATTGGACAGATGTCGGCCAAGGGCAAGGTCCAGGGCGACGAGATCTTGCAACTTACCGAGGCGGGCATCCCGGCGCTGCGGATTCTGGCCAATCAGATGGGCGTGTCCACCGCGAAGTTGCAGGACATGATCAGCAAGGGGCTGGTTCCCAGCTCCAAGGCGATCCCGTTGCTGCTGACCGGAATCGAGCGCGGCACCAAGGGTGCGGCCGGTCAAACCCAGGCGTTCGCCGGGATGATGGCCAACCAGGCGACCACGTTGACCGGGGTCTGGTCGAACTTCACCGACAACCTCAACCGCAGCCTCGGCCGACTCGTCGCCCCGGCGATGCCCGCGATCAAGACCGCGTTGACGTGGCTGACCACCGAGCTGGGTCAGCTCCCGGCGGTGATGACCGCCGTCGCGCACAACCCGCTGGTCGTGCTGGTCACCGGTGCGCTGCGCACGGCCGTCGGCGAGGTGGCGGGCGGGTTCCGCGCCATGTTCACCGCGTTCCGTTCCGGCGAACGGGACGTGACCTCCAGCGGTCTCGCCGGGTTCTTCGAGCAGATCGGGATCGCCGCCCGGATCGTGTACGACGCCCTGCGTCCGGTGGTTGTCCTGTTTGGACAGATCGCCGGGGCCGCGATCGTGGTGGGCTGGCGGCTGCTCGGCTCGATCCTGCACGACTACGTCGGTCCGGCCATCGTCACCATCGCGACCTGGCTGCACCCGCTGACCCCGGTCGTGGTCGGGCTCGCGGCGGCGTTCGGCACCTGGCTGGTCATCGCGACCACGGTCGGCGCGGTCACCAAGGCGTTCAAGCTGTTGCAGACGGCGATTCTGCTCGTACGGGGCGCGTGGCTGCTGCTCTCGGCTGCGTTCATCGTCAGCCCGATCGGCGTGATCATCACCCTGTTGGCCGGGCTGGTCGCCGGGGTGATCTACGCCTGGACGCACTTCGCCGGGTTCCGGCAGGTGGTCGAAGCGTGCTGGCACGGCATCCAGGTCGCCGCCGCGTTCGCCTGGAACTCGGTCTTGAAGCCCACGCTGGTTGCGCTGGGCAGCGCGGCCCAGGCGGTCGGGTCAGCGTTCGTCGCGGCCTGGCACGGGATCGTCGTCGCGGTCCAGGCGGTGGGTGCTGCGGCGTCGTGGCTGTGGTTCACGGTGCTGGCGCCGGTGTTCAAGGTGCTCTACACGGCGGCGGCGATCTTGTTCGGGATCGTCGTCACGGCCGTGCTGACGCCGATCGTGCTGGCGCTCAAGCTCGTCGGCGCGGTCGCGCTCTGGCTGTGGGACCACGCGATCCACCCGGCGTTCGCCGCGATCGGCGCGTTCGCGCTGTGGCTGTGGACCATCGCGATCCGGCCGGTGATCGCCGGGATCGTCGCCTACTTCCGGATGTGGGCGCAGGTCGGGATCTGGCTGTGGCACAACGCGATCCAGCCCGCGCTGGCCGGGATCGCGTGGCTGTTCACGTGGCTGTGGACCACGATGGTGAAGCCGGTCATCGACGCCATCGTGTTCGGCGTCCAGGCGCTCGGCTCGGCCGCGGTGTCGGTGTGGCAGAACGCGATCGTCCCGGCCTGGCACGGCATCGGTGCGGCCGTGTCGGTGGTGTGGCGCTCGGTGGTGCAGCCCGTGCTGTCCGCGCTGCGCGTGGCCGTGTCGGCGGTGGGTGCGGCGTTCGCGTGGGTCTACGCCAACGTCATCCGCCCTGCCTGGGCCGGGATGGGCAACGCCGTCCGTGCGGTCTACGACCACGTGCTCCACCCGGCGTTCGAGGCCGTGAAGACCGCCGTGCGCGCGGTGGGCTCGGCGTTCGGCGCGGTGGTCGACGGCATCAAGATCGCCTGGAACAAGATCAAGGGCTACGCCGCCGCGCCGATCAACTTCGTCATCCAGACCATCTGGAACAACGGCATCCGCAAGGTGTGGAACGCCATCACCGGCTGGATTCCCGGCGTCGACCTCACCCTCGGCGAGCTGGCGCCGGTCAAGTTCGCCGCAGGTGGCGTGCTGGCCGGCTACGCGCCCGGCCGCGACACCGTGCCCGCGATCCTCAGCCCCGGCGAAGCCGTCCTCGTGCCCGAGCTGGTGCGCCTCCTCGGTCCGGCGAACATCGTCGCGGCCAACGCTGCCGCACGCGGCGGACGCGGCGGCACCGGCACCGGCCCGACCATGACCGGCAGCGTGCCGCACTTCTTCTTGGGTGGCTTGTGGGACGGGATCACGTCGGTCGCGGGCGGCATCGTGCACGCGGTCGAGAACGTCGCAGGCGGGATCGCCGATGCCGCGTCATTCATCGCCCACTTCACCACCGACCCGCTCGGCACGCTCACCTCGATGATCCCCGGCCTGGACGGGCTCAAGCGGTGGGCCTCGGCCGGGTGGGGCAAGGCCATCGTCCAGCTTCCCGGCTCGGTCATCGGGGGCCTCATCTCCACGATCAAGCGCGCGCTCGGCCTGGAGGACGACCACCGCGGTGGCCCTGCGCCACAGCCGCCCGTCGCGGCCGGTGTGCAGCATTGGACCGGGCTCGTGCAGCAGGTGCTCGCGCTGCTGGGCCAGCCGCTGTCCCTGGTGCCCAACGTCATGCGCCGGATGAACCAGGAGTCCGGCGGCAACCCCCGCGCGATCAACCTCACCGACATCAACGCCCAGCACGGCACACCGTCGATTGGGCTGATGCAGGTGATCAAGCCGACGTTCGACCGGTGGTGCAACCCCGCGCTCTCGCCCGACATCTACGACCCGCTGGCCAACATCTACGCCGGACTCAACTACGCGCTGCACCGCTACCCGTCGCTCCAGTACGCGATGGACAAGCCCGGCGGCTACGACTCCGGCGGCTGGCTGCCGCCGGGACTGTCCACTGTCTACAACGGCACCCGCACACCCGAAGCCGTGCTGACCGCACGCCAGTGGGATGCCGTGGAGCGATCCATCGGCTCCACCGGCGGCAGCTTCACCGGCACGCTCGTCCTGAACTCCGGGCAGTTCCTCGGCGTCGTCCGCGGCGAGATCAACCAGGCATCCGACGCGCTCGGCGACGCCATCGCAACCCGCACCCGCATCTAGGGGGACCGCTTCGTGGTCTACGAGTACCGCACGCCCGTCGACTTCTCCTTCGGCGTGCTGACCAACGCTGCCGCCGTGTCCGACACGGTGATCAGCAGCGCGGACTTCGCCTCGCTGCCCAGCGCCGCCACCACCAGCGTCTACCTGCCGCTGGTGCTGCTCAACCCGGCCACCAAGACGCACGAGAAGGTCTGGGTCACCGCACACGCGGCAGGCGCCACCACGCTCACCGTGGTGCGCGGCCGGGAGAACACGGCCGCGCAAGCCTGGCCCGCTGGAACGCAGTGGGTGTGCGCACCCACCGCCCGAGACGGGCTGTACCCGGTCACCACCAGGTCCGCGCTACCCGCCGACGCACATGTCGGCATGCGCTGCCTCATCGTGGACGAAGCCGCCGTCGTCGAGCGGTCCAGCACCCAAGGCTGGGTCAGCAACGGCGCCTGGACCAGCTACACGCCAGCCTGGACGACCTCAGGCACCCAGCCCTCGCTCGGCAACGGCGCCCTGACCGGCGAATGGGCACGGGTGGGAAATCTCGTGTTCGTGCGGGTCAGCCTCACGTGGGGCTCGAGTACGTCCGGCGGAACGAACGCGTGGGGCTTCTCCTTGCCCATCACCGCGGCTTACACCACCGCGCACAACCCCTGGCCGCTCTACGGCGGCGCCGCGATCATGCGCGACGTCTCAGCGTTCAACTACTACGCAGGTACTGCCACGATCGACTCCAGCGGCAGCACCATCGGCGGCATCTACAGCTCCGGTCAGATTGCCGCCACCTCGCCGTTCACCTTCGCTGCGGGCGATCACCTGTCGCTGTCGGCGATCTACCGGGCTGCCTAGGTCTGTCCAATGTGGTCTCGGTACCCCCGCGGACTCGTGCCGTGGGCAGGTAACGACGTCTCGGCCACTGTCCCACCGGGACAGGTACTGCCACCGCCAATCCCCGGCGGCACCCGCAGCTACACCTACGCCGTCGCCACCGGCGCCTGGCCCTGGGCCTACGGGTCATGGGCCGGTGGCGCACCGCCGCTCGTCGGCGCGCTGTTCGGAGGCATCATCGCCGTCCCGAACGCGCTGGCCGGCACCGTGGCCCTGACGGCGTGGTGGCCCGACGTCACCACCGTGCACATCGTGCGGCTGCACCCCGACGGCAGCCGCACCCCGGTGCGCGGCGGCTACCCGCTGACCGTCCTCGGCGTCACCCGCCGCAACCTGGCGCCCAACCCGTCCGCTGCCGCCGGACTCGCCGGGTACGTGCCGGGCGAGGGCAACCCGGCCCTGAGCGTCCTCACCGACGGACCAGCCCCGCCGGGCACCGCGGTCCGGTGCACGCTCGCGGCGGCGGGTACGTGTGGACTAACGGTGCCGACCCAGCTCGTCGTCGCATCGCCCGGTCAGATCGTCACCGTCGGCATGGACCTGCGGATCTCGGCCCGACCCAGCGCAGTCACGATCACCATCACCTGGACCGACAGCACCGGCACTGCGCTGGCCTCCAGCACGTCCGCGCTCAGCAGCAACGCCATCAACCGCAGCGTCGCGCAGTGGGCACGACACGTCGTCACCGCGACCGCGCCGATGGGCCAGGGGCCGATCACCGCGAGCGTCAAAGTCGCCGCCACCAGCCTGCCCACAGGCGCAACGCTCGACGCCACCCACCAAACCCACGAGCTGGGCGCCACCGACGGCAGCTACGTCGACGGCGACTCCCTCGGCGGGTCGTGGACCGGGGTTGCGGGCTTGTCTGCCTCAGTCGGCGCGCCGCTTCAGACGCTCATCGACGGCGAAGCCCCCCTGGACGTGCCGGTCAGCTATCAGGTGATCAACCCGGCACTCGGCGGCGGCAGCGCCACCTCCGAACCCACCACCCTGGACGGCGGTGACCGGTCCTGGCTCTCGCATCCATCCCAACCGGCGCAACCGGTACGGGCACGGGTCACCGCCGCCCCGGACCTGACCCGCACCGCGGTGTCGGCGACCTACACGATCATCGGCCGCGCTCGCCCGGTCGTCGTGTCCGCCGCCCGCAGCGCACCGACCGGCGCCCTGACGTTGGACGCCGCGACGTTCGCCGACCGGGACGCGCTGCTGGAGCTCCTCGCCGACGGCGCGCCCCTGCTGCTGCGTGCCCCGGCCGACTACGGCCTGGGCTACGGCTGGTGGATCGCCCTGGGAGACCTCACCGAAAGCGCCGTCGGCCGTCCCCAGTGGAGCCAAGGCCGAGCACTGGCGGCCTCGTTCACCGTCGTGGACGCGCCCTACGCGCCCAGCAGTTTCCCGGCGGCATAACCGTGTGGCCGCTGTCCTCGCTCGCCCAACTCGTCCTCACCGGGTCGCACTCGATCACCGTGCGCGCCACCGCCTACACCGCCGCCTACGGCGCGGTCACCATGCCGGTGTCGTCCGGTTCGATCACCTGCGACGCGACCAGCCAGGTCCGGCGCACCGGCACGGTCGGCATCGCCGACCCGGTGTGGTGGCCCGCCGACCCGCTCGCGGTCCTCTCGCCCTTGGGCTCGGAACTGGCGGTGGAGTACGGCATCGTCATCCCGCAGGTCGGCACCGAGTGGGTACCAGTCATCCGCGGCCCGATCACCGAAGTCCGCCGCGACCGGCCCTACAGCTCCGGCGACGCCGCGCTCACCGTGTCCGTTGCGGACCGCTCCAGCACCGTCGCCGAAGCACGGTTCGAGCAGCCGACTCAAACCCATGCCGGCGCGACCAATGTCGCGGAGATCACCCGGCTGATCACCGCCGTCCTGCCCGGCGTCACGGTCATCGACCGGACAGGCTCGACCCAGGTCGCCGCGCGGCTGGACATCGAACGCGAACGGTGGGCCGACGGCATCGAAGTCCTGACCGACGCCATCGGCGCCGAGACCTTCGCCGACGCCATCGGCAACTTCGTGATCCGGCCGACGCCCACCTTGGCCGATCCGGTCGCCTGGGTCATCGCCGCAGGCGCGGACGGCGTGCTCGTGTCCAAAAGCGACACCCAGACCCGCAGCCTGACCTACAACGAGGTGGTCGCTTCCGGCCAGCGATCCGACGGCACACCACCGGTCTACGCGATCGTCGCCGACACCGACCCGACCAGCCCCACCTACATCAACGGCCCGTTCGGTCGCCGCCCGCGCTTCTACACCTCACCGCTGCTGACCACGGTCACGCAATGCCGCACCGCAGCAGCCGGTCTGCTGGCCCGCACGACCGGCATGCAAGCCACCGTCACCCTCACCGCGATCACCAACCCCGCCTTGGACGCGGGCGACGTGATCGCCGTCGTGCAGGGCAGCACGCGAACCCTGCACATCGTGGACACGGTGTCCATCCCGCTCGGCGTCGGCGAGGCGCAGCAGATCACCACCCGCTCACTCGTTCTGCCCGCCGAATCCTGACCGTCCTCACGGGAGCCGTGATGCGACCCGAACGCGCCCTGCAACAGCGCTTCACCGAGACGGCCGAACGGTTCCGCACCGGACAGGTCGGCGCCGTCATCAACAACACCCTCACCGTCACCACCTCCGGCGGCGCGTCGCTCACCGTGCCCCGCCTTGCCACCTGGACCCCAGCCGTCGGCGATGTCGTCGTGCTGGCGCTCACGCCCGGCGGCTGGATCGCCCTGGGCAAAATCGCCTAACACCAAGGAGAACGCATGCCCGCAGTGCTCACCGATGTGGCCGACCTCGCGGCCTACCCGCCGTTCATCCGGCGCGTCACCGCCGCCACGGTCAAGGCCGCGGTCGCGGTCGGCAACGAGGTCTACGACGGCACCCAGTACCGCATCATGCGCCGCGCCCTCGCGACCCAGGTCCTCAAGCACGCCGAGAACTGGGGCGAGGTCTTCGCCTGGGGCGTGTCCGCCAACCCGGCAGTCAACCCCGACGCCACCGACAACGACGTCGAGTTCACCGTCAACAGCCTGTGGGACGCCATGGCCGGCGCCTACACCGAGACCTCGGGCGGCTCGAACCAGGCGACCACGCAGGCCGCCTGATGTCGGCCAGTGCGCAGCGGCATGTTGGCCCAATTTTGGCGCGTGGAACATTTCGCGGCGCACTGCAACCTTTCGGGCCAACATTGCACTTGGTCTTGCGCCCTGTGCATCCGCGACGGTGACGGCGTGCTACCTCGTGCCGTCACTATCGGTCTCACAGTCCTCATTAGCGCCGTCTGGGCGTTCAACGTCGTCATCGGCTTTATCGAGCCGGACCGGCGAGACCCCACCGTGAACGCGATCTTCGCGATCGTCGTGGGCGGGATCTACGCGTTGGGCCGCAAGGACGACGCCGTGCGGTCAGCCCGTAAGAAGCTCGGCAAGTTGATCAGCGGCGATGACGAGCCACGCCCCAATCCCAGCGACAAGGCGGACCCGTGATCGTCGCCTCCTACCTCGCGCAGTCCCTCGGCTGGACCGCGGTCGGTTTCCTCGGCGGCTACCTCGCCGGTCACGCCGCCCGCGACGTCCAGCGCATCGCCGATGCCGTGACCGGAGAGGACACGATGCAGCGCAAGCCACGTATCCCGCGGATCAGCTCGCAGACCGTCGTCGCGATCGTCGTGGTCGTGCTCGGCATCCTCACGGTCATCCAGGGCCTGGTGCAGTCGGCGGCCACGGACCGGCTCACGCAGTGCCAGGCCGACTACTCCAACGACTTCGCCGACGCACTCGATGCCCGCTCTCAGGCCAGCACCGACGCGCAGGAAGCGCTGGACGACCTCATGTCCACCGTGGGTGGCGCCCTGCGCGGCAACGCCGTCGACCGGGCCGCAGTGCAGCACGCCATCGCCGACTACCTCGCCAAGCGCGAGGCAGTGAAGCGGCAGCAGCAGGCCCACCCCTACCCGCCTCCACCACGCGCGGTGTGCCCCTAAACGGAGGAGTCCTCAATGGACTATGGCATCGACGTCAGCCATTTCAACGCCATCGCCGATGCGCACGCCGTGCGCAACAACGGCATCACCTACGCCTGGGTCAAGGCGACCGAGGGCACGAACTACGTCGACCCGACGTTCGCGAACAAGGTCAAGCAGCTCCGGGCCGCGGGCATCCGTGTCGGCGCCTACCACTTCCTGCGCGCGGGAGATGCCGCCGCGCAAGCCCGCCACTTCCGCGACGTCGCGGGTGACGCCGGGTGCCTTGCGCTCGGCTCCCTGATGCCGATGGCCGACTTGGAGTCCGTCGACGTGCGAGGCACCGCCAACCCCGCGCTCATCGCGTTCTACGACAAGCTCGGCGTCTCGCCGCTGGACTGCTACGGCAACCTCGACTGGTGGGTGACCACGCTTCAACCCGGCCGCTGGAGCAACCGCACGATCCTCGGCCACATCGCTCGCTACAACGGCAAGCCCGGCGCCCCCGGCTGGACCTACTCGCGGATGGCGTGTCACCAGCACAGCTCCACCGGCACCGTGCCCGGCATCCCCGGCCATGTCGATCGCAACGCCACCATGGCGGGCTACAACCTCCAGGCCATCACCATCGGCAACGTCCCGGTGCCACGGCCCATCCCGGCCTCGCCGGTCGTGCCACCCGCCACGCATCCGCCGGCCACGTCGACGACCAAGGACACGTACGTCGTGCGCTCGGGCGACACGCTCTCGCGCATCGCCTCGATGTGGCACGTCACCGTCTCGGCTGTCGCGGTCGCCAACCGCATCGCCGACCCCGACGTGATCCAGGTCGGGCAGATCCTCAAGCGGCCCGGCGCGCCCGGCGCCGCTACGGCCACGCCCGCGAGCAAGAGCTACACGGTCCGGCCTGGGGACACCCTGTCAGCGCTGGCTCGAGTATTGGGCCGCAGCGTGCCGACGCTCGTCGCTCTCAACCATCTGTCCAACCCGGACCGTATCTACGCGGGCCAAGTCATCCACTACTGAGGAGACCACCACCGATGACCGAACCCGCAGCCGAGCCGGTCACCTCGGCCGTACTGGACAGCCGCCCTAGGCCGATCCTGGAGGCCATCCGGTCCGGTGCCTGGGTGTCCGTCCTCGGTGCTGCCCTCACCGCAGCAGTCACCTTTGGACTGCTTAACGCCGAGCAGGTTACGGCTCTCAACAACCTGGTGGCGGCAGCCGCGACGCTGATCACTGCGGTCACCGCTGTGCTGCACGGATTGCACATCCTGCGCGCCGCCGAGCCGGAGGTCACGCCGATGTCAGATCCACGCGACACGGACGGACGTCCACTGATCCCCGCCGAGTCAGGCGATTGACAGTGAACTGTCCAGCTTTTGTCCACTCTTCCGGCGCATTTTTTTTGACGGCTCGGTGATGCCGAGCCATCCAGCCAGGCCAGCGGCGACGAGGGTGCTGGCGGCTTGGAACAAGTTCGGCGCCTCGTGGAACCCGGCCGAAGCGGCTGCCACTGCCGCCAGCGCCGCACCGACCGCGAGCATGGCCTTCCGCCACACTCCGGGTCGCCTGCGGTCCGCCGCCATCCTTCGATTGTGACACGTCATGCGTCGTGTCGACAGCGACGCTGACGCGATGCTTGAATCGAACGTATGAGCGACGGGGCGGCCAACGGGGAGAGCCCTGGCCCGCCTCCTGTGCGCCGGGTCGAGCCACCCGTGCACGTGTGGGTTGACCTGGCCAAACTGTTCCCGCGCGGCCCGCACGAGGACTACCAGAACGTGCCCAACGGCGTGAACACCCAGGCCGAGGTGCCTGCGATGCTGTCGGAGTGGGTGCGTCGCGCTGATGGCGCCTGGCTAGGCAAGGTCACCTTCGCGATCTATACCCGCGACGACGTGTGGTCGGTGACGACCACGCAGTACTGCCCGGCTCACTGCTTGAAGCAGAAGGGGCGGCGGGAGCGGACACGGCTCGACGACACGCGGCTTGATGGCACGCCTGTCGATCGGGACCTGCGGTGAGCCGGGGTCTCAGCTCGTGCTGGGCGGCTGGCCGGCCGAGGCTGCCATGGCGTTGATCCTGGCGGCGAACTCCCGCGCCTGCTTGCCCTTGTCCGGGTCGAGCGAGACGACGAACGCCCCATCGGTGCCCTTGACCCCAAGGTAGAGCTCGCGGTTGTCCTTGCTGCGGCCGAGTACCACACCGATGCCGCCCACAGCTAGGAACCCACGACCGCGCCGCTCGATCTGTCCCGCGGTCTCCACGAACGCCTCGGCACCGGCCAGGGACACGCTCTGCTTCTCGTAGTGGACGCGGCCCTGGTGCACGTGGATGCCGTGGAACGAGTTGCCTGCGAGTCGTGACTCAGCTTGCGCCGTGCCTTCCTCCTTGGCGTTGCGGAAGCGCTCCTTCATGTTCTTGACCTCGGTGTTCCAGGCGTCTTTCCAGAACCCCATGCCTCGCTCCTGTTCGACGGCGCGTCATCACCTTGCTACGAATCGTGCCCCCGTGTCGACATCGGTCGGCACGGGGGCACGTCGTCGTCCGGCTAGGTCAACCGCTGCTCGATGGCGTCGAGACGTTCCAGCACGATGCCCAACCCGCCCTCCACGCGCTCGTTCAAAGCGTCCAATCGACTGATCACGGGGTCATTGCCCGGCTGGTCCGTCTCGGACCCTGAGCCAGCGGTGTCCCCAGGGTCCGAGCGGATGGGGGTGTCGAGTACTGCCTGATCGTCCAAGCGCCGGACGAACACCCCCTTGCCGTGCTGGGGGCGCACCAGCCCCTCCTGGTGCAGCGTATGCACGGCCGACCGCACCGTCATCCGCGATACACCGAAGCGCTTCTCCAGATCACGCGTGGACGGTAGAGCGGTGCCGGGAGCGTACTTGCCGGCCTCAATCTCCAGGCGCAAGACATCGGCGATGCGCTGGTAGGGGTGCCGCCCGTCCGGAGCACGCCCGTCATACACCCGTGGCTCACCTGGCCTTCTTGGTACGCGCCTTCGGCGTCGGGTCGGTACGCGACTGGTATGCCTCGATCACCGTGTTCGCGATGCGCCCACGGTCGCTCACCTTCAAGCCCTGGCCCTTGGCCCACTGGCGAACCTCGGCCGAGAACGCCAGGGGTTGAGGCTGACCCGCCACCTGCTCGCCGGTCGTGGTGGGCATCGACGTCGCCTGCGCGACGGGGGTCTTGCGGCCGACCTTGGGCTGGCCTCCGTCCTTGCCCGTGCTGACCCGGCGTCGCTTGCGTCCTCCGCCGACGACCCGCGCAGCCTGGATAAATTCAGCCAGGGCGGTGCGGAGTCGGTCGGCGTTGTCGCTGGACAAGTCGATCTCCAAGCTCTGCCGGTCCAGACCGAAGGTCACGGTCTCGTGAGCCTCGGTGCCGTCCAGGTCATCGACCAGCAGCGTGCGCACTCGTTGTGCCATGAGAAACGAACATCCTTTTCTCGAACGCTGATAATGGTTGGTAAGGATTGCTGCGGTGAGGTCAGAAACGCATGACGTTCACCCCGGCGCGACACAACGTGTGTGCAGCGTTGTTGATCGAGCGCCAATCGCTCGGACTTACGGAAATGATCACCGGCTCACCATCCGGCCGTTGGACACGAAGGTGACGGCCGCCCAGGGAGACTTCGGCGCCCGCCTTGCGTGCTCGCTTGACCAGCTCGTCAAGCGTGGTCGGCATACGCCGACCAGCGCCACCATGGGTCTTCCGCTGCCGTCGCGGACGCGCATGGTCGCCCAGCACCGGTGAGTCATGCGCAGGCGGCAGATGATGCGGGTCGACGTCGGTCAGGCCGATGATGCGGTCGGCCACGACGATCAGCTGGACACGCCCGGCCCGCCGGAACTCCCGCTCCGCTGCGGCGCCAGCGCCACGCCATCGCAGCTCGGGCTCGTGATAGGCCGCCAGGACCTCGCGCAGGTGCTGACCGTCCCGCACACGCTGAGCAGCGCTCAGCGTGAACGGGGGGATCGTCCCGCGGTTCACCGCCGTCCTCGATTCCGCTGATACAGGGCGGCGGCCAAGACGGAAACCGCAGCCAACATGCGACGAGCCCTGCGACGCGCAAACCACAGCTCAACTTCTTGTATTGCGGCTAGGCCGATCACCCCGACCAGCCCCTCCAGGGCAGCGAGCACCCCGATACCAATAACGCTATTCATGAGCTTCCCCCGCCATTTATCCAGGCCGGAACCACGCACTCAAGCAGTGCGCGATTAATCAAGCACGTGAATTAGTGACGGCGTGGCCGGAAAATCACTGAGGCATTAGCGATCTACCGGCCACGCCGACACCGCCCAGCCCGAACACTGCGCCGTCGACACTCGGGATCAACCGGGCGCGGCAGGCCAGGCCGCCGCAGGCACGGTCTGCGCTCCCACCCGCAGACCCCCCTGACTGTGGCTCGAAATTACTGCTCATTACTTCGTTGCTGCACCAACCCCCCGGCTGGGGCAGCGACCTCCGATCATGTGAAACGAATCGTGCGGTGCGCTCGACGCTAGCAGCGACCCTACGTAGTCGGCAGGGGAAAGCGAGCAGTCACTCGTGAACCACCTATAGGACTGACCAGATCACAAAATGTCGCACAAAGTGTGCGCCGACCCCCCGTAACGACTAGTCCGTCAGTCGGATGGGTCACCCTTCGGCGCTACAGTGTTCTAGACCGGAACGATCACCGGTTGTGATCATGATTCGTTCGGCGCGTCTCGACTGAACCGATTGACCGGTCAAAGTTAGGCCAGACGGGTGACGGTATTTATGACGACTCACCTCGGTCGCAATCGGACATTCCGACTTAATCGCCGAGTCAGCTCCTACGCGGCTGAAAGGCCCTCGCGGGGCACGATCGTGATCCGGCTGCCATCGAACTTCACGCCCGCGGGCAAACGCCCTTTGCGGCCCTTCTCGATGGTCACCGTCATCAGCGTGTCCACGATCGCGCGCTTGCGCGAGATCGGCTGCACGTCGAACACTGCCGCCGGGTCCGGCGCGTGTACCACGCTGTAGAGCACCGCGTCCTCGGCGTGCTGGGACAGACGCGCCTCGATCGAGCCCAAGCGAGTGTCCAGCTTGGCCTTCTGCCGGATCAGGCCAGCACGGCTGATCTCGCCGTCGCCGTACATGTCCTCCAGTTCCTCCAGACGCACCCGCAGCGCGTTGGCTTCGTTGCGCAGCTCGATCGTGCTGTCGTCCACTGGAGCCTTGAGCAGGTCACCCCCGTACTTCCTCAGCAACGCCCGCGCGACGGCCAGGACAGCGTCGTCGGTCCCTTGCGCCCGCGCCTGGCAGTGCGAAGACCGTTTGCACCGGTAGGTGGCCAACCGGACCCCGACCGGCCCCTGCGAGGTGCGGCCGGATGAGCGCATGAGGCTTCCGCACAGCCCGCAGACGTACAGGTTGGAGCCGAGCCATTTCAACGTGCGGGTCCCGTGATAGGTCCGGCGGCTCGGGTCATTGAGGATCTTGCACACCGCCTGCCACTCATCGACGGTGATGATCGAACGCCACGTCCCTGTCACCCCATCACGGATGCGGCCGTCCGGGTCCTCAACAAGCCCCGCATTGCGCCCCCGCTTGAGGATGCTCCGCAAGGTGCTCGGGTACCAGGCGGGTGCCTCCCGCGGCGTCGGCAAGCCCCTGGCGGTCCAGTCCTCACAGATCGAGAGCAGCGACTCGCCAGCGATCACCCGCTGCACGGCATCCTTGATCATCTTCGCTTCGCGCGGCACCAGCGCCCGACCGACCCGCCGCTTGTTCGTGATCACACCGTCCTCGTCGTACTGGGCTCCCTCGTACCCGAACGGCCGTGCCCCGCCCGTCCACTCGCCCACCTCGCGCGCCTGCTCCTTCTCCCGTCGCACCCGCTCGGAAATCTCCTCGGCCTCAGCGGCGTCCCGAGCGGCCAGGACGCGGGCGATCATGCGACCGGCCGCCGTATTCAGGTCGAAACTGGGCGACGCGACATAGTCGAAGGTGACGCCGTAGTGCTCGGCCAGCTCGATCTGACCCTCGTGCTCCATCGGCCTGCGCGTGAGCCGGCCAGAGGTGTACGCGACGATCTCCTGCACGAAACCGGCCTTGGCATCGGCGATCAGCCGGTTGTAGTCCTTACGGACCTTCTTCGAGCGGGTCGACGCGCTGATGTCGTTGTCCTTGTAGACCGCCACCACCGTGTCACCCTTGCGCGCGACCAGCTTCCGGCAGTCCTCCTCCTGCCGCTGGACGCCAAGCTCCCGGCCCTCGCGGTCGTCGCTGATCCGCAGGTAGATTCCAACCAGTTTGTTCAC